CCCAACCCTGTTCGACGGTTTGCGTCAATGGGGGGGATTTCTCACAACAACACATGACATGGTAGATCAAGAAGAGAAGATTTCAGATGAGAACGAGATTAAGGATATCTTTTCTGTAGACAACGACAGAATGGAGACTGCTTTTTCAACATTATGGCTACGCATGCTGAGAATCGCGTCAAGCGAGACACCAGATGTGAGCCTTGTTGCTCTAGCAGAACCACTCAAAGTCAGAGTCATCAGTAAAGGACCTCCTTTTACTTATACCGTTATGCGAGCATTGTGGAAGCACTGTCACTCAACTTTACGACATCACAAGACTTTCAAACTAATAGGTGAACCTTTAACGGAACAACTATTACTTGAAAATCTCGGTTATGATCTAAAGGAGGAGGAAGTCTTTCTATCAGGCGACTATGAAGGAGCTACGGACAACTTAAAATCGTGGGTATCGGAAACTATTGCTGAAGCAATAGCTGACGCTATCTCACTATTTCCAGTTGAACGGAAGCTCTTCCTCAGAAGTCTAACGGGACACATTATAGAAGGCGTCCCTCAACGCTCCGGACAGCTAATGGGCAGTATCACATCATTTCCTATACTTTGTATTGCGAATGCAGCAATGACTCGATGGGCCATAGAGCTTGCAGAGAAACAGGTTAGAAGCCTGAATCAATGTAGACTCATGATCAATGGAGATGACATTGCAGCAAAAAGTAATAAAAATGTATATGCATTCTGGTCGAAGATCACATCACTAGTAGGATTAAAGGAATCGGTAGGAAAGACTTTTGTAAGTAGGCAGTTTGTAAATATAAATTCAACAAACTACATCTACAAAGAAGAGCCACATCTACTGAAATTCAAAACTACGAATGGAAAGATCATCGAGCGCAGAAGTCGATATGAGCTCGTAAAGTATGTTAATCTAGGTCTACTCCACGGATTCAAAAGGTCCGAGGGGGGTAAAGTAGGTCTCAACGACCTAAACTCCAAACTTAATAACATAGCTGCACGAGCCCGGAAAATGATTGATGGCGCCTGATGCAATCAAGGAAACGGTATATAAGAGGTTTCTCAACTTTCATCGCACTCTTTTAAAAAAAACACGTTTACCATGGTTCATACCTCAGTGGTTAGGTGGGATCGGACTGCCAATAACAGAAAGGCACAAACCCTCGACGCTAGACTTACGAATAGCAAAGAAG